AGCCGCTTCGTTATTGAGAGTAGTGATACTAATCGACATAATCGTCTCCGTTTCCCGTTTATTAACGGGTGTGATTCGAAAGAGACGCGATCCTCATCGTCGTCGCCGCCAATTAGCGGCGATGCCTCCGAGAATTGCGCTGCGCGTCGGATTCATATCCGCCGCGACTAATGCGGATTCACCTGTTGGTAAACCCTGTCGTCGCGTAAATCTCGAGTATTGGAATTCTCCAATCTCGAACCCCTGAGCCGATTCGCCAGTCTTCCAAGCGTAAGCTTTAGCATTATCGAGTTTTAATCGTATGCTGTGGCCCATGCCTAGGATTTCGGCGTCTCGAAAAGGTGACAAATTGCCCAATTCTTTGAGCAATTCGATCTTTTTATTGGTAAACCATTCGATTAACCAAGAGAAAGGGGTTGCCTCCCACGCTATCTTAATGGGGTTGTAAACTCCATTCATACATAGCATGATCATGCCAATCGCGGTGAACATATCATTGAGATAATTATCATCAATGTCGTACATCACGTGAGCCCAGCTAGATACCTGGACGGTTCCCTCATAATCTATGAGAAATCCGCCCCAATCTGCTGGGTAGGCATTCACCGGCTCGCCTTGATAGTACAGGGTTCCGGTCCACCAATCATAGCCAACGGGAACTTGCGTTCCCGAGACTGGAATGGGTGACCTCCTGAACTTCAATTTGGTGTCTTTGTGATTTCGGGCCCTTAGAAACATAAGCCGCTTGAGTGCGCGCTTATATGACGTTAGGAATGCCCAAATATCACGGACAGTAGGTTTTATTGCAAAATTCCAAGCAACCCAATAGTTGCCGGTCTTTTTCAACATCCTAAAGAATACTTGGATAGCTGTTTCCATCTTTTTGGAAAACTTCTTCCAGGCATTTACATTCATTTCACACAACTGAATCAATTCAATGATAAAGTTGATAAGTGAAGTGCTGTCATCGACAGCCTTCTTATAGAAGAGCTCAGCATCAATGCTGAAATTCTCCAAATAATTAGGCCCGAATAGGTCGAGCGATCTAAGCGACTGCAGGAGAGACGTCGGAAAGGGACCCCCAGCTCCAAAGGAGTATTGAGTCCATCTTCCTTCGCCATCTGGCCCGCTCGCGAAGTAGCTGAGTGGTTTTAATAAACTCAGCAACTTGTCGTGATCACACGGATTATAGTCGGATTTTTGATTTCCGATAATGTCATGCATTTCTTCCATTTTACTGGAATATTTGCTTGAACATTCTCCCCATCCGTAGATGGGAACTATATCCGGTATGACGAGATTTAGGGAGACTGGGCCTTGCGGCTCCAGTCGACCTCTATTTCTTTGTCTACTGTGCATGGTTAAATGCTCCGTGTGCGTTGCATTAGTACGGGGCCCCCT